AAGCTCATCAATTTTCTGCAAGATCAATAGAAATTGGCTCAAAATTGTTAAGACTTCATCTTGATGATCCGTTTGGAGAACAGATAACTCAGTCATGCAGGAAAAGTAACATTAACAAAACTATAGATGAGTATGCTACATTTAAATCATCATCAATACTTGAGGCATTTCAATACAACCCACAAAAAAACAGACAAAATCCCAGAAGACGATGTATTGAAGGTGTTAATGAATTATTACAAGAGGGTCTCAGAACTAGTTTCGAAGTTGCAGATAAATATAAAGATGAGAATACCTTTTATCATGTTTTCAAGAAGAATCAGATTGGTGGTGTTAGAGAGATTCTTATTCTTCCTATAACAAACAGAATTCGAATAAATATATTGGAAACTATATCAAGAAACATCTGCTTTTTTGATAAAAGAGAAGTGTTAACACATGGAGTTACTAAAAATGAGAGTATAAAATCAATTCTTTATTCAGCAAAAAAGTTGGAAGGAACAAGAGTCCCAATACACATGACATTCGATAAATCTAGATGGGGGCCCAGTTTTGTACCAATACAATTCATGTATATGTTTAAACCATTCAAATCAAAAATGGGAAATTTCTTCCCCTTCTTGGTTGATATACTTATAAAACATCAGAACAAGTTATGTGTGCTACCTGATAGATTGGTTAGAGCTTGGTTTCTAGATGAGGACAATAAATATACTCATAAAGATTCTGGTTTACAAGATTTGAAAAAAAGATTTCTTTACAACAACCCAAAATGGAATATCACTTATGAAAATGAATCAAACATGGGTCAAGGAATACTACATTACACATCATCTTTGCTGCATCTTTGCTTAGTCAGTTTTAGGGATGAGTTGTACAAGATGTGGTGTAAAGAAATGAATTTGGATTACAAAGATCATCATGATTTATTATCATCTGATGACTCTTATACAATCTTCTGCCCAGAGATTGGAAAAAAAACAAAAGGGTCAACCAGAGTTGATGCTACTCTAGCTAAAGTGAAAATCGCCATGTTTCTGAAGTGCCAACAGGTCTCTGAATATTTGTTCAACTGTAGAACATCTAAGGTCAAATCCAGCATTAATCCATTAATTGGTGAGTTCAATTCTTTATTCATAAGTAATATGACATTCATACCAACATTATTTAAATATTGTCTATCTTCAGTTCACCCCGTGAATACTGACTCTTTTTTTAGAATGGTGAAAGAATCATATAGTTCATCAAGACAAATTGTGGAAAATGGAGGATCACTGGAATTATATTATTTGTCTTCACTAATGAACAAAGAATTTTGTGAATCAATTTACCACACTTATAAAGGGGGAGCTAATGATCTGAGTCAACTAGGTTTGTACAACGTACCATATCACATGGGACATTTTCCTATATTTGACCCTGCTTTGATGGTCATTTTTGGCCCAGAGTATCATAATTATTTGCTGTACAAGAAAAATTGGTCCCTCTTAAATGATGATGAGAAACATTTCTTTATCGTAAGTCACAAGATCATCAAGGGAGGGTTAGTGGAAACTATGGCAGAGTTCGAAAACGGTGATACTGTGTTGGGTGGATTATTAAGGATAGAAGCTCAAGTTGGACCGGTGAAACAATTAGAAAGGATAAGGAAGAATTCTCTGATGTCTAGAGAAGATTTGTCAGAAATGATTGAAAAGAATCCAATGCTCATTATATTAAAGCCAAAAAGCCTGGATGAAGTTATTTTCAAAACCACACATAAACTGTATACAACAGGATCCAAGGAAGCTTTGAAGAACTTAGCAGCTTCAATTTTTTATGGGAGAGTTTCTGCAACTGTCTCAGCAAATGCATTTCACATTCCTCACACAACTGAATCTTCCACCACCTATTTAAACTGTGTGAAAACACTATTAAATGAATCCACTATAGTGAATTTTGAAGAGCATATTAAGTTTATTTATCCTAAATTTGGGGATTATGATGTTTTTGCTGATAAAATTACTTCAAACTTGGTTTATTATGTCAGAAGCCCACTAGAAATCCAAACTATACAAACCCTTGTCACACACAAAATATACACAAAATTACTCCATTCTGTTCCAGATGTTTTGTCCTACCTTTGGGGGTTCAAAGAAATTCCAGAGAGACTGATTAGTAAAGTCCAGAGAGACTTTGATTTGATTAAGATTCATTTTCCCTTAATTAAGGATACATTAGACGAAACATGTGATCAATTCTCTGGAGAAAAATCAAACCAAATAAAATCAGTTTTAATGCTGATATTAAAACTATACTCTCTAAGGGATAGAAATTTCAAGGGAGTGATATTTGGATATGGTTCAAATGATGTTATTAAAACCTATTCCACTTTACTGGAAAAAAACATGGCTATAGCAAACACTGCAGAAATAGTAGAGATTCAGAATTTGACCAGGACTACAAGGAGCTTTGAAAAG